GTCTAGTGTACTACCCTATATATCATTTTGAAGGGAGGGTATCACGCACATAAACCGCTCCGGTTTTCTCATCTATCACATATCTACGCTTGCTAAATGCTTTGCGCCTATCATCAGCATGCTCTTCATAGTGACAGTCTTTACATAATAGCTCAAGGTTTGCATCATTAAGAGTAATACTGCTGTCATTTATGTTGCTCATAGTCAGCCTCTTTTTGTGGTGCACTTCTTCACCTTGCTTGACTATGCCTTTGGCTAAGCACCTCTCACATAAACCTTTGCGCTTGCTTATGTATGCCTTCCTACATCTTTGCCATGCTATTGATTTATAGAATTGCTTTATACTTGTATACATATTATCAATTAAAAAGTCAGCACTACGGCAATAGTACTGACTATTTGCGGTTGTCGTTCCACAACACTGGTACACTATTATAATACACAATTTAATATGGCTTTATACGGCCTCTTCATGCATAATCACATCAAGTTGCTCTATTGCTTTCTCCGCTAATCGCTGTGTCCATCTCTCATTGTAGTGCATTGTCCTTGCGATCGCATGCCACCTTTTATGTTGGAAGTATCTAAGGTCAAGCACCTGCACATATGATGCATTGGTTAACTGGCTCATGGCTAGCATCAGCTTGCTTCTAATAGCATATAGCTCTGCTCTCTTTGCTATCAGTTCTTCGCGTGCATCACTCAGCTTGTAGATGATATTTACTCTGTGGTCAGCATGATAGCCTTGTGGCATTGAGCCTATCTTGCCATATTCTACACCTGGTAAAAGCATAGCTTCTAACTCTAATACCATGTCATTGATCATGCGTACTTTATACTCCAGGCTGTTCATCTCTTCCAACATCTCTCTTGCGGTCATAGCAACTTTATCAGCTCCTTAATGCTTTCCTCACTTAAATCTGTAAACTTATACTCCTCCATGCTGTTTTTAAACTTAATTGACAGTTTGTTTAGGTCTTGCTTGATATAGCTGATGTCATCCAAATTAATCAGTAATATATCGCCTATGGTGTCTGTCAGCTTAATTATCCTTGCCTTTACCATCCATATAGTCTCCTAACAATGTCCTTAACTGGTCAGTATCAGCACCTATGGTGTCATTAAAATTTATGCGCTTGTGTATAAACTCTATCGGCATCATTTCATACTCCATTATCTTCATTAACTTTGCCACTGTCTTCTCCATGCTCTTGGCCTTATACTCCAAGCTTTCTATGTAACTGACAAGCAGGTTTAATTGCTCTACATCAACAGTGTCAGCATGGTATAGATTATTTAGTACTTTCTGTATCTCCGCTCTCATTCTCAATCTCCCAATCTGTCAAGCAACATAAACTTGATTTTGTCAATCATTTCATTAACTATATAAGGTCTAGGCATAATCTCGTTTGTCCCTAACACAATCGAATAAGACACACCGATTGGCTCTTCTATTAAATGCTTTTTGCCTTGATCGTCTATATACCAATGTCTATAAAGCACTTCGTGCTGTTCATATTCTATTGTTGATGGTTTTTTTAATGTATTACTCATTTTCTTTCTCCCAATCCTCAACCATATCTGCTAGAAAAGACAATACTGGGCCGAACCAATCATCAAGCGTAAAATGTTTTCTAGCATAATTCTCAATGAATTCAATCGGTATTGCTTTCACTTCAAACTGTGGTGAATCTATATTGCTTCGTACATCTAACAAGCTGAAATGAATATCACGTGGATTCCATCTGTTTTCGATATAAAAATCGAACATATCGTTGATAAACTTATCTCTATCTATTAGTTTCATTTTTCTTTTTCCACTCCTCAAACATCTGTCTATCTCTCTCGTCTGCTTCTGCACCTACTACCAAGCAAGTCCATACTATTAAAGTTATTGCTCCACATAAGAAGCCTATTAAGAATATTATTATCTTTGTCATTAGTCTCCTCCTTACTAACTGAGCCGACCGCCTAAAACAGTGCCATTTGCTCACAATCTCTCAATCTATAACCAATCCTTCTGTACTCTTCATACACTGGTTTCCATATGATCTCGCATTGTCTCTTTTCATTTGGCAAATACTCCTCCATAAAGTCCAATGTCTTTTGCAGGTTTATTGCAAATGGGCAACCTTTGCATCCAGTCCTTTCGCTGTTGTATGGTGGGTAATAGATTTCAGCAAGCCTAATATTGTATTTGTCTATAAACCAATCCTCCCATTGTGCGTCTACTTTTACTAATGGTTGGAAAAATCTAAGCTTGCCTTTTTGGAAAGCCAGGCATTGTGCGTACTCTCTGCGCCCACCTTCATCATGCCTAATGCCAGTCATTTGGTAAGGCTTTTTGTTTTCTTTGCTCCATTTGTCTAATGGTTTTTCTTTCATGTAGTAACAGCACCTATCACTGACCTTTAGCTTAAACTGATCTGTAAATTGGTATCTCAGCATTTTAGGGCAGTCAAAGTTCTTAGTCCATCTTGCCTCTTCTTCACCTAGATAAACGCGTACATCTTTATATCCTTCCTTACCGCCTTTTTGATAATGTGCCAATATCGCACTATGTCTCTTGCTTTTAAAAGGGTAGCCGTACTGATCTAGTACGCTTTTTATGTTTACTTGTGGCTGTATTATCTGTATCCTGCTGTCTTTTTCAGCCAATCCCTTAACATAAGCAACCACCAAGTTGTACTCAATACCGGTATTTATGTACACTCTAGGTATTTTGTTACCAGGTAAAGCCATATCAATTAAATGATGTAGTATGGTGCTATCTTTACCGCCACTAAATGAAAGCATAAAGTTGTCTTCGCCATAGCTAGTGATGGTGTCTTTTATTACACCAAGCCTATCTATCAGCAATACCTCATTGTCCATTAAACAACCTCTCCTTAATCTGCTTCATGTCATTGCCTTTAGGCTCTTGTATCGTAAAATCCGGCAACTTCTTTCTTTTAGCATTTTCTTTCTTTATATAACCTATACTATCCTTACCTATCCTGGGTATACCCATATTCGGTATACCACCTGGTATACCATTGGTAGTATAAGCGCCATTTTCATCAAGGCTAAGCATCCGCTTTTGCTCTGCATACTTTGTCTCTTGGTAGCGATCATTGCGGATATAGTTGTTAATGCGCCAGTGTTTGATGGCAAGTACACCATTGTCAAATAAGATTACAAACTTTTTGTTTTTCAGTTCAATCATATCTGCATCAGTAGCACCACACTGCCTCATCACTGAGCGCGGTGAATTAACAAAGCCGTCATCATCAGCTACCATACCAAGTGTGTAATACAAGCACCTGGCTCCTAAACTCATATCAAGGTATGCATCACTTAGCACTATGGTCTTCGCGAACATTCTGCGCTCTGCCATACTCATACTCCTTGCCTACTTTTGAAGATATTGGCTTGATCTCGACTTCACTGGTGAAGCGGTACTGATTATCATTTTTAACTTTGCGCCTCAGTTCGCTTTCTTTCTTTAACAGCTTAAGCGCCTGGTTATGGTATTTGTCAGCTTTTTCCAGGATAGCATCATTGCTGTCAGCCAACTTATAGCCAAACAGTCTGCCATTGATTATTATTGGCAATATAGCATATTGGCTATTGCTCATATTGATAGCCTCTACATCTGCTCTTAGCCGTCTAAATGCAGATGAGTTTGCCTTGCTACTTGTCTCTTCCAAGCGGTGATAGTAGCTATTTAAGGCCACAAAAAGTGTGCCTACTGATATGTCTTGCACTTCAAGCAACAGCTTATACAGTGCCATCTGTCTGTCTGTCATAAATGTATATCCAATCCTTTCCAAATATTTTCATAAACTCATCATGTGTGTGCTCTTCTTCAAAGCGTTCCTGGCATTTAGCTTTTAGGTAAAGCCAATATGCAGAGCCTTTATGCGTATGTACGCCATCTGCGCCTACATGATGGTCAAAACAAAGGTAACACCAACATCCATATTGCTCGCTACGTTTTCTATAGCTACCGGCATAGATATGGTGTTTGTGGAGGTTTAGAGTAGTGCCACATCTGTAGCATCTTTTCTCATTGCTCATCAATGACCTACTCATTTGTCCACTCTCTCTGTATCTGCGCATCAAGTACTTTTATCTGCAGTTTAAGACTGTTGATGGCTTCCAGGTTAGCCTTGTATACAGCCTCTTTTGCGATTTGCTGATACTTGGCATTAGCCACATCTTTCATGCCTCTTGCTATGTACTGCAGGTTGCTCACTGGTCTGCCTTCTGCTTCTAGCCTCAGCAAAGTCTCACTCAATTTCATCTTGTAGTCTCTGTCAGCTTTAGCGAACTCTTCACCAGTATGCCTTAGTGCTTTAACGCTAATGTCTAACTGCTCAATCAATGAGCTTAACTGGTTTATTAAATCCATATGATCTCCTTATATAGGCAAGGTGTGGAGTAGAAAGGAGAATTTGTGGCAGAGGATAAAAACAATGAACAATCAATAAACCACACCTTACCTTGCTAACTGCCTTTAGAGGAATAAGCTATAACTTAGAAAGGCAGATAGTCACTATTTACTTCCAAACTTTCAGCCATGTCATCTACTGTGTCAAAGGCTGTGTTTGGCTTTTCTTTTTCCTTCTTTCCTAAGAAGCCAATGGATGATACAAGCACCTTGACTGTATATACCTTTTGGCCAGGTCTAATAGGGTCATCATATGAGCCAGTCTGTATGCTCCCGGTGATACTCAACTGGTCACCTTTTTTTGTGTAGTTGCTTAACAGCTCTGCAGTCTTTTCCCAAGCCACACAAGGTATGAAGTCTGCCTGCTTGTCCTTTGTGTGTCTATCTACAGCCAGTGTAAACTCTGCTACACTTTTACCGCTCATGGTTGATCTAATCTGTATATCTTTGGTAAGTCTGCCTACCAGGTTTACGCTATTCATGCTTTACCTCCTCAAGCTTTGCTTTTACTTTTGTCAGCATGTCATCTAACTGCTCTTTATCTACCTTTGTATCTAATTGATCTATACGCTCAATGCCGTACTTTTTCAGCGTTGGTGCTAGTTGTGCAGGGAATTTAGTGAAGTAGTCATCAAATATGTGCTTATACGTTCCTAGCTCTATCTCTTCATTGGCATATACTGGCTCTCGCGATCTAAACTCATCAGCCTCTACTTCGCTGTATACCCCGTAGAAAGCCAGTTTGCTTTTTTTCAGCACTACTCTGTCAAAGCACCTTTTGGATGCCATAGCATATGGATAAGCATTTTTGCAGTTTTCTTTAGATACTTCGCCAACCTCATACAGCTCTCCATCATTGTACTCATAGATCAATGAGCCATTTTCATAAGAGCGCGTTAGGTATTTGCTGTAAAACTTGTCTTTGCTATCCAATTTATCATTGATTTTAAGGCATCCATTGTGGCTTAAAATTAGGCCAGTATACATCACTTTTGTGCCACCTGCGTATGTGTTCATCAATATCCAAAAGTCTCCGTCAGCAAGTCCGTATTTACCGCTATCAATCATTTCAATAGCCTTATCTCTTGATAATGTGTATTTAGGTGTCTGCCATACTGGGCAGTCAATGCCTTTAATGTTTTCGGTCTTTTTTTCACCAAAGTTATGTGCTAATGCCACCATCTAACAATCTCCTCCTTTAACTGGCTTAATTTCAGCTTTTTAAATTCTGCCTCACTGATTTGGTTGTTGTCGTCATCTCTAAATGGAGTGACCGGATTGGCTCTTGTCAGCATGCGCCTATCCCACTCGATTTGTTGGAGCAGTTCATGCTCTGCAACATCAAATATCTGTCCTAGATCAAAGCACTCACACAACTGGTCTGTTAATTGCTCATAAGTCATGGTTTGCATCAGCTCTTTGGCTTCTTTGCCATTGATAAATTTGTACCATTTGTACCAGTCAATGCTGTTGATGATTTCTTTGGCAAACTCTCTACCGCGCCATCTGTAATAAATCATATAGTCTTCCATTTAGTTCACCTTCATCAACAGCCAAATTAAACCGGCTAACCAAAACGGATAAGTCACCATTAAGATGCCTAATACTACCATTGCCTTAAGCATTACTTCTTTTGCTAATTCTCTTGTCATAAATTGATATTCCTTTCTTTTTCTGTTAAAATACTCTTGTCATAAATTGGTACATCCAATTTGATTAAGTGGTGCTATGCTCCACTTTTTCTTATGCTCTCTGCTTCTTTTCTTACTACCCTGCTGTCAATATCCAAATATTTCAGCACTCTCCTTGTTGGCACGATCATTGGCCTTGTGCTTCTTACTGGCTTGCCTTCCTCAATCATCTGCTTGACTATCTCATGCGCAATAAGCCTGGCATACTTGATATTGCAATTGGCCAGTTTGGATATGTCTGTGGCATCAATGTAGTATTTGTTAATAATGTCAGCCATTTCCAAATAATCAGTCTTTTTCATAAAACTAACTCTTAGTTAGGTGCTAGACCATAAAAAAATCTGCAACATTGCACTTGTAGGTGTTGGCTAAATCAACAAAAATCTTGATGCTCACAGTGCCCGGCTTGTTTTCCCAATTGAGCACAGTTACCCTATTTACTCCAAGCTTTTCAGCCACTTCCTGCTGTGTCATATTGGCCTTAACGCGCATAGCTTTCATGTTGTTGCCAATCTGCTCATTTGTAAGATTTTTCATTTATTTCTCCTTTCCAGTAAAACTAACTTACAGTTAAATTCTAACTCCGGCTTTTTGTGGTGTCAATCGCCAATTAACAATTTGTTAGTTAAAAACTAACATTTATGATATATTGAAGGTGGAGGATAAGCGTATGGCAAATAAAAACTACTTTCCTAACAACCTTAGATACTTGAGAAAAGCGCACAAACTTACTCAAGTAGAATTAGGGCACAAGTTGAATAAGACCGGCTCACTTATCAACATGTGGGAAAATGACAAAAGAGAAGCCACCTTAGATGATGTTAGAAGCATTGCTGACATGTTTAATGTGTCACTCAGTGACATTATCTGCACCGATTTATCCATTGACTATAAAGGCTATATGCAGGCATCAACAGAGGCAGAGCTGTTAAACTGCTATAGATCATTAAACAGTGAGCAACAGCATGCGGTATTAACCATGATCAAGGCTATGGCACAAGTATAGCATTGATAAAAAATACCAGTGTCCAAAAATTATGCCAGTATATAAATCAAGTGAAAAGACAAAGGATGGCAGACAGTTCTATTACGCCATCCACTATGTGGATGCTTACTCTGTCCCACATAGGATAAAGTCAAAAAAATACCTCACTAAAAAGGAGGCAGAAAAGGCAGAAGCTAAGAAGCTATTAGAATTGGATAAGATAGCCAGTGAGGCTATGACATTTAGCCAGGCTTCTATAGTCTTCCTGGAAGAAAGAAAAAGGAAGCTAAAACCATCTTCCTATAAGAATTTTGAAAACTTCCTGCGACATGCATTGGATGTGCTCGGTGATGTGCAGATAGATAAGCTGACTAACAAGCAATATGAGGCATTTTTGAGCCATTTGGAAGGTCTTGAGCGCAATGGCAAGCAAATATCCAACAAAGCAAAAAACCGCTCCATATTGGCTCTTAAGCAATTGTTGGCTTTCACATATAAGCGCTACAATCTAACCTCTACAGTGCCATCCAGGTATGACAATTACAGTGCGGATAAAAGTAAAGAAATGCAGTACATCACGCTAGATCAGTACAAACAGCTGATAAGTGTGGTGGATGATGATATTTACTCTGCGCTTTTTACTACTCTGTTCTTTATGGGTTTGAGAATAGGTGAGGCCAATGGCTTGCAATGGCAGAGCATCAATTTTGATGAGAAAACATTAAAAGTGGTGCAGACTGTCACCACTAAGATAAGGGATGATGATGGTAGCTACTTGATCACTACGCCTAAAACGTGCGCATCTGTGCGCACCTTGCCAATGCCACAGATAGTGTATAATAAACTTTTAACCTTATATGACTACTACTCTAAAGCGGATGATTTTACCGCACAGTGGTTTGTATTTGGCGGTTACAAGCCTCTTGCAGAAAGCACCATACAGAAGGCAAAGGTCAAATACTTCAAGCGCGCTCAGTTAGCAGAAATAAGGCTACATGATTTTAGGCATAGTTGTGCATCCTATTTGATTAACAATGGTGCCACTCCTCTGCTTGTCAGCAAATGGCTAGGGCATGCCAATGTAGCTATGACGCTCAACAGATATAGCCACTTGTATAAGAGTGAGCTGTTGGATATTGTTGATGCAATTGATAAAAAGTGTACCTAAAAGTGTACCTAGACATTTCAAACATAAGAAAAAGCCTTTGTTTAAAGGCTTTTTTGTTACTATGGTGGAGCATACGGGTAACGCTTATAGCGGTAATAATATGGAAAAGTAGGCTTTTTAAGCATATTTACTATGCCTACAAGGTATAGAAAAGGTACAGTGTTGAAAGTTAACTGTACCTAAACTGTACCTATTTTTTGCCTTTCATATCGGCTCTTATAAGTTCCTTGATGTATCCGCTCATACTTGGCTGTTTGGCAAGGTGCTCAAGTATGTCCTTATCCAGTTCCTTGTGTAGCCATATTGTCTTGACTACTTGCACCTTGTCAGCGTATCTCTTCTTTGCTCCTTCCATTATTCCACCTGCCCACTGTAGTAGAAATCTCCACCGCCATATGTATGATGGCTTTGGTATTTGTTGAATAATGGCAACCACTTTATCAGCCACTTGTCAGCATTTCTAGCCTGGCTCTTATTCATACCGCCTATGCTGTTATGCCATGCCTCCTGGCCAAACTCACCTTCAACATATAAGTCTACCTCATGCAGTACTAACCACCATACATCTGCAAATGTTTCCTCATGATCAAGTGCAATGCATCCATACACTTTGAGGCGCTCAAGCTCTTTGATTGCCTGCTTACAGTCTTCCGGGATATTTCCCCAAAAGTCTGTGTCCCACTTTCTCTCCGGTCTGTTAATCTGTGCCATTTTATTACTCCTTTCCAACAATGTTGTTAATGCACATGGTCTTAATGCCTTCCATTTTCTCCGGGTATCTCTCTACCATGTATGTGTAGAAGTCATAAGCTACACTGATGCGCTCTTTGCTGTAACGCATCAGTGTGCTTGTTTTGTATCTGCCATCTGTCATGGCCATCAGCATCTCTTTTTTAGAAATTGTAGTCATAATACTTCATCCATCCTGGTCTTACCTTTTCACCGCACTTGTTAAGCCACATTTGGTATTTTTCACTCCATCTAAATACCTCTGTCCTGCCTTCCAGGTCTTCAAAGATGTCCCAACCACCATCAAGCTGTCCATCAGCATTGTCACAGTGAGCACAGAAGCCTCCAACTATAAAGTTAGGCTTCCAGGTGCCATTAAGCTTGGCATCATCATATCTAATAGTGATAGTGCATCTTGTGCGCTTGATTACTGTGCATGGCTCAATGTCGCTGTACATGTTGACATGTGCGCGATCTCCAACCTTTAAGCTCTTCAACCAATCGCTTTCAATCTTTTTGCATACTTCCTCATAGTCCCAGTTTGGCTTTTCTTCTCTACCGCCTAAAGCATGCCACTCATCAAACCATCTGTTCATTACTGCGCTCTGTTCTTTTCTTACGTCATCAAATGTCTTTGTCATAAATTGTTACCTCCTGGCAGTACCTCTGCCCACTTACAATATACCATACCTAATAGGTATATGCAATACCCTAAATGAAAAAAGTTAAAAAACTTTTAAAACACAAAAAAAAGAGGCTTTCTCAGCCTCTCTTTTCTAAATTATCTACTCTTGTTTCTAATTGCGCCAACTGGAGGCCAAAGTTGTTATGCGTCTCCACTTTGTGCTTTAGGTCGGTTAATTGCTCTTTCATGGCCTTGTCGCGCTCCTCCAATATGGCTATAGTCCTATTGGTCTGTGCAATGCTGACAAATATTGATGCAATGGATGGTATCAGTGCGCTGATAAATGCTACAGCTATGGTGGTATCCATTGGCTTAACCTTCTTCTTTTTCGTAGTAGCCAGTGGTCTGCTTAATCAACTGGTCAATACCAGTAGCACCTAAGCCGGATGCCAGGCCACCTAAGAAAATAGCAAAGCTAAAGCCTGCATTTGCCCATGCGTTTAAGGCTACACCAAGCAAGCCGGATGCTAATGGTATAAACTTTTTATATTTTTCGCCAATTAAAGGCTTGATCATTAATACTAACAGATAAACACCTGCGCTTATTGCAGGTACAATGTACTCTTTAAAATCCATATTAACCTCCCACTATGCCAATATTTTCTTAATATCGGCTATTTTCTTTGTCGCTTTGGCTAGATCAGCCGAAATGGTCTTATTTTTCTCTAATTCCTTTTCATATAAAGCCTTGTAGTCGGTTACTGGTAAGTCTTCACCATCCATGACAGCAACATAGAATTTGTTGCCATTGATGTCATCAATTAACCGCCAATTATAGCCATCTGCCTCACTCCAGGCTTTGACATTGTAAATGCCTTTGGTGCAGTACTGATCATACACCTTGCCATTAAGGTTTGGCAGGCTTCTAAGTCTTCTTGTGTCACTCTTAATGTCTACCTGGTGTACTTTGTCATCTCTTTTTACTGGTTTTGGATAAATCACCTTAATCAACTCCTTTTTCCATGCACTTGATATAAAGTCTGTATTAAACTCTTTTGAGTAATATAGATATGGTTTAGGGTTCACACAGTTTGCTAACATGGTGTTCCATGTATACACTGTGTTAAATGGCACAATACTGGTCAAATAGATGTGCAGATGCACACCATTACTCTGTCCGGTAGTGCCTCTAGTAGCATTGCCCATCTGCTTTCCTAAGGTTACAGTATCGCCTTTTTTTACTGTTGGAAAAGCGTCAAGGTGAATGTAACCCGTCCAACGTTTCCCTATTGTGTACGGATGTTCTACGACTATGAAGTTGCCTACTTCTGAGCCGTAACCTTTATCGACTACAATCCCATCTTGCCAAGCCAGTACTGGGCAATGAATGAACTTGTA